CCCGACTGTTTTAAATGCCCCGCCGATTTTTGATGTGGACGAGCTGGCGTTACCTTCTGCGTCTTTCAGCCCCTGCTTATATGCGGTGTCTTTGATTGCCAGAGTGACAAACAATTCCATCACATTCAATCACTCATCACCACCAATCCGGCTTTTTTAATGACGTCTGCGGCTATTTCTTCGCCAGTCTTTGTTGCTGTTTGTTTTTTATTATTATCAATCAAATCAGCAAATGATACATAGAGATATTTCCCTCCGAACGCCTGTGAAATACTTTCGGTTACATATTTCAGCCCGTCGGCCATATATCGTTTGTAAATTAATTCCTCTGTATCGTCTAAAATCTTAGCCTTGACATACAGTAAGAATCCCTTTACGCTTCTTCCTCTGTATTCTCCTGCGCATCGCCAGAGGGTTCTTCTGTTGCGCCTGTTGGCACTGAGAAAAAAAGCTGACGTACCTCTGGCTCATTGACGAGGTCAACCATACCTTTGATAACGTCCATTAATTTATGCTTTTTCTTGTATTCCTCGACGCTCTGCAATTCAAACGCCGCCAGAATCCCGATTACATCATCTTTGTGCGTTTTCAACAGTCTAGAGGCTGTTTTAGCACCCCTAGCAAAGACTTTGATGTATTTCTCACCTTCCCGCGGCACAAGTTCCTGACACAGTTTAAGCGCGTCATCATCATCTGCAATGTTGCCGATGCATTCGAGAGAATTTGTGATTGCTTCTAAACCTTGTTCTGCTGTTAAATCTGATAATCTCATGCTTTACCTCCTACGCCGCTTCGCCTGTTTTGATATAGACCTCGTAAGGTACTGCCTCTGCGTTCTTAATGCTGTAATGTCCTGTGTATTCAAAATCAAAATTTCCTTTGGATTTATCATCTGATTTAATTTTAAATCCGCCCGTTGAGAGGGCATTCATAATTTTGATTGCGATAAATCCGGCGGAATCCCCGGAATTTTCGTCCGAATAGTCGCCAATCCACCAAATATCCTTAAAATCTTCTGCCTTTAAATCTGCCCTTGGTGTTACTTTGTTTCCCGCTACGTCTGCCGCCGCCATAAAACTTTTAGCCTGTGCGGTATCCATTGTAACGGCTGTGCCTGATAATTTTACTTCGATAGATTCGATTTCCTTGAGTTCCATCGTGTTTTTAGGCACATTATCAATGTCTTTCCCGAAATCCGTAAAGGATGGCTCCGCGCTAAAGCTACAACCGCCGCTGGTTGCCATGAGGATGTTAGTTGCTGTTATTGCACCTGTTTCCGGCTCAAAAGCTGATACAATAATACCGGCGTTAATCTGTATTTTTTTGAAAAGGTCAGAAGGTACCTGCGTATACTTCATTTGCTCACCTCATTAAATAGTTATAAATTGCATAGTTATTACTGTGTATCTGCGTACTATTGACGAGTCAGCTTCATCGACTAAAGGAGTCCAAGGCTGGTCTTGCGACAGAAAAATGATTCCATCATCGCACTTGACCGTGGTTCCTCCTTGCAATCTGTCACTGATTTCTTTCGCCTTTTTATTTGGGACTGCCTCAGATTCTGTGTGGTACCAGACATTTACGACGCTAGCGGCGGCCGCACCTGTCCACCAATTTGCTATAATCGGTTCGTATGTGATAAAAGGGAAAGCGGTATCTTCCGGCACCCTGTTAGACGGATATGCAGTTATGCCGAAGGATGACCAAAATTGATATAGTGCCGCCGTTGGGGTCATGACGTTAACTCCCACTTCTCCGCCGGGACCTGTGCTATGTCTAAATTAGACGACGCAGGGGTTTCTTTTTCTCCTGCATTTGATGTAACTCTAAAAATTTTTCCGTCTTTTGTTTTTAATACATCATGATAGTCTAGCTTTACTGTTTTAGCTGTAGTAATTGTATATGTTGCTGTTACACCCTCTTTCTCTGCCACCCTGGCAGACATAGAGGTATCTTGGATTATTGCCGCCTGTATTTTAGCACCTTCCACCCACTCGGTGATAAATCCACCCTCGCCGTCAGAAGTACGCTTTTTATCCATGAGTATGCAATCTTGTAAAAATTCATTGATTAAACTCATGCCATTTTCCTCCATGGGTTCAGGCGTGCCCTAAAGGCATCTTGCCACGTGTAGGTCTCGCCTTTACTGTTTGTTGCCCTGCTGTACGAATATCCGCCAAACGATTCCGACTGATACGCTCCTAAATTGCCGTTTTTCGCCTGCCACTCGCTGATTTCGTCCACCAGTGACAAAAACGGTTTGGGGATAGCCAGCGGAACAACTACGCCGTTAAAAGTCTCCTCCTGTAACGGAGCAGTATTGCCTTTGTGGTACTGATAAACCCCGTCATTAAAGATAGAGCCGCTTACTAAATAGTACTGCCCATCTTGTAGCGGGAGGCGAATCGCGGTAGTAGAATAACGCAGGTCTTTAGTATCTTCTGTCACGCCTACATCAAAATTAAGCGTGTCAAAAATCCAATCTCCGATTGTTATTTCTCCCGTGATTGCCGCCCCTTTGACCGGGAAGAAATTGTGAATGTGATTCATGATTTCATAAAGCACTCAATCATCCCCTTTTATTTTCCGTTCGAACTTACTTCCGAAACGGCACTTGATACTTCTGGGATAGTTTCTGTGGTTCCGACAGTAACTACGCAAACACCGTCAAGGTATTCTGCCCACAGCTTCATGCCCATAATGGCGTATGTTTCGCCTGTGGCGTTTGTATAGTTGCCGCCTGCGTGGAATCCAATCAGATTTGTTTCGCCAGATGTTGTGTAGTCCAGGCCAAGTTTTTTAAAATCACTATCGCCGGGATCAATATAATACAAGTCAATATTTTCTACAGGTGTTGCAATAACAGTTTTTGCCGGGATGTAGGCGTCAGGGAGGAGGAACAGTGTAGAGAAACCAAAGAAGTCTTTGATATACTGCAATCCAAACATTGTCTGCACAGTAATCTCTTTATCACCTAACCAGTCGTAAAAATCCATTACATTTGCAAATCCTACGACTTCGGTTACATTTCTGTTCATGCCTGCGAATTTGTTGAGTACAGCACCTTTTGCGATCGCAAGTGCTTTCTGCCATTTCTTCTGCGTACCTTTTAATGTTCCCGTTTTT